TCGTCTTGGTACTGCCATTCCTGCTGGAACTCAACTTTGGGTAATGGCTTGATGTTGGCTAGCGGGTCTGGCCGTTCCTCCAGCTCTGGAAGTAGCTGCATATCCCTGATGGTTTGGAAGACTGACTCCTGAGTGCAGCCACCATGGCAGTGAAACAAGGGCTTGCCCTCGTCATCGATGTGTACTGAGAGTGATGGATTCTTGTCGCCGTTGCCTTTGCCATGTGATGGTACTGGGCATGACGCTACCCACTGGCCGTTGGCTCTCTTCGCGTTGCCCAAGCTCTTGGCTATTTGTTCTGCTTGCATATTGCCTCTACTTGTTCTATGCGTTGCCCGATCCACGCCATGACAGGCACTGCCATGCTATTGCCCAATGCTTTGTAGCGCGGACCATCAGGCGTAGGTTTGTTTTTGCTTTTGATATCGGTGTAGTTATCGCTGAAGCCCTGCAATCTCTCGCATTCAACAGGGGTCAATCTTCTGACGGCCATGGATTGCATAACAACAGGCTCATGTCCATGCGTTTCACGCCTAAGAGTGCCTGTCATGTCATGCTCAATGTTCATCACGCTACCGCCTTGATCCATCAGGCATATGGGTTGCGCCACACCATGCTGATCTGCTTTGGTGAGGCATGGTGCAACGTCATACATTGGCTCAGTGGCGTTGCCGCCGTTGTGTGGTTGCCGTCCAATGGTGTTCTCTGCAAGGGCAATGGGTTGCAAAGCCACAGGCACATTCCCACCGCCTGTACCCCACTTGCTTGTAACTGTGCTGCAAGTCTCGCCAAGGTCACGCACCCTGCTGTCCTGTCCATGCATCTCGTAGACTGTTTGGGCTATGAATGTTTCGCTTCCACCGCCAGCTACACCACCACTTGCTTTGGTTGTTCCACTTACATCAGCTTGTTTGTATTGAGCAAGACTGCTTTCATAAAACGCAGTTGTCTGAACAAGGTGACCATTGGCAACACTTTGATGCGTTAACTTTCCTCCTCCGCACTCTGTATCGAGACTGCCTGCAACGCTTGGAATAGTGCTGGCGGCAGCACTTTGCCTCTTTTCTCTGCTCGGCGCAGGATGCCCTTGCAGGCTGTGGCGCTCAAAAAGAACCGCTGCGGCAGCTCGCCAGTCTCCAAGGTATCCGACAACGAACACACGCTTGCGTCTTTGGGCCACTCCGAAATACTGAGCGTCAAGAACGCGGTATGCGAACCCATACCCGAGTTCTCCCAACGCCCCGAGGAAGACTCCAAAATCTTTTCCTGAGTTAGATGACAGGACGCCAGGGACGTTCTCCCAAACCAACCATCGGGGCCGATATTTGTCAGCAATGGCAAGATAGGTGAGCATGAGGTTGCCACGCGGGTCATCCAATCCTTTTCGCAATCCTGCGACTGAGAATGATTGGCAGGGTGTTCCTCCAACGAGAAGATCGACATCTGAGACATTTGTCCATTCCTTAAATTTGGTCATGTCGCCAAGGTTTGGCGTGTTTGGGTAATGATGTGCAAGCACCTCTGATGGGAATCTTTCGATCTCCGAGTACGCTACTGCCTCCCATCCAAGGGGATGCCACGCTACTGTTGCCGCCTCAATACCACTGCAAAGTGAGAGATATTTCATGTTGTAATTTTTAGAGGAAAAAAAAGCCGAGGCTGTTACACCTCGGCGCTTACTTGCTTTCAGTTAAAACATTTCGTCATCTTCAACAGCCTGCGCCATGGCTGACTTCGCAGGCGCGGGAGCTGGTGCAGCAACAGCCTTTGGAGCTGGCGTTGGTGGCGCAGCCACTTGCGCGGTGTACTCCTCATCGCTCTGACCCATGCCAGCAGGCTTGTCAATCCAACTCACAATGGTGAAGTTGGGAATGCGTGTAGTGCCTTTGCCGATCTTCTCCAACTTGCTGCCGGTGTACTCCAACACTGGCAACTTGCCTGCATTGGCGGCACGCTGTGCGGCGCAGTCGGTGTAGAGCTTCTCAAGTCCCATGTTTGGACCTACGCCACTTGATGACCATTCACAAGTCCCGATCTCTTTGTTGTAGAACGTGACGATAAAGCCGCGTTTGTGGTCAGGTGTAGGCTGTGGACCTTTACGGCCAAGCTCTGCATCGGCCTGCCAGTCGCGCACACCGACACCAAGTTGGAGCCAGCCTGTTTGCACAGCATCGATGTCAAAGACTACCTTTTTGAGCTGGATCTCAACACCGAGGTTGTTTGTCCAAGCGTTGGCCTGAGGAGAAAAGCGGATGTAGTTTCCATTACCGCCACCAGAGGATAGATTTAGCATTTTGCGTTTCGCTTTCAAAAGTTACAGGGGTTGCATTATTGACTCAGACTGCGATCTCTCGCAAGGGTGAGTCCACTTGAAACCTTGGCCGTCAATGCGTCCAAGATAACTCTTTGTTCCTTTGGCAGCAGTTTCTCTGCCGCCGTAGGAGAAATTAGTTCAGTCTCAAAGATCTGAGAATCTGTAAGTCCTGCGTCAGTAAGTGCCTGACGCGCTGTTGTTGAGTCAATCCATTTGCGTGAGGCGCGTTTGGGTTGGAGCTGCCAGCCTGGCAGGACCATGCCGTGTATCTCCATTGCGTTTTGTGCATGATCCTTTACCGCCTCAATGAACTTCTCCACCATCGGTGCGCGATCCAATATGGCGCTGATCTGTGCTGGTGTCAGCGCCAGCATCACTTCTTTGATGTCCTCTTTAGACATGATGGTGATGTCGGGTTGCGCCGCCACGATATCGAACTGCTCTTTCTGTGCAGAGCAAATGTGCTTTGCTGGACACCACTGGCAGGCTGATTCTGATGGGGCATAACGCGGTGCATCGCTGACAGCGTCATTGATCGCAGGCAGTAGCACCTCTGTCTCCCACACGCCCAGCTCGTCCACGCTCATGCGGTGTATGCGCTTCTCGCCATGATGTGGCTGGATGATTTGGAACTCGACTTCTTTGGGCTTTTGGCTGTGGTGCATCAACGCACCAAGCGCGTAGATCTTCATCTGCTCTGAGTCAGCGTCAACATAACCACGCCCTGTTTTAAGGTCGGCAATGACCAACTTGTCCTGAGATATGCCCACCACATCGGCAGTGCCTTGTAGCGAGAACTGTGGCGTTTGGTAGAGCTTGAAGAGCTGCTCCACCTTAACGTGACCAAGCTCATCTTGAATTGCCCATATCGCCTGCAAGTGTTCCAAGGCAAATGAGCAATTCTCTTCAGTCATTGTGATGCCCTCCACCACTTGGCCTACAAACTTCATAGGGTCGGTGTCGAGCTGAAAGCAAGTCTCGGCCAGCGCGTGAATGGCAGTACCGATCTTGGCGGCCTCGCCACTCTCTTGGTAAGGCACAAGCGTTGACAGTCTTGCGCTGGCAGGGCAGGCGATCCAACGCGATGCTGATGATGGTCTAAGTTTCAAGGGTTTTTGTGTTGCCATGAGTCTCTTTCTATGTGTGAGCTGTTGATTAATAGTGTGTATGCGATCTGTCGGGTTTCGTTGCTGACGGCGTGACCTAAGTCTTCGGGGTCGAGCAATCGCTTGATGAAGACGATCTGCTGCTGATTTGCTTTGCGCGAGATCTCCAACTGATTCGCCAAGTAGATGATGTGTTCGCGCATTGTTTGGCGCTCTTGGTCATCCATGACGCAGTCCCCAACAAGCAATCAGCGCCGCATCTGCTCGGCCATCATCTTTCTTACGCTTGAAGTAATCCACGTTCCATGGAAACAGCTCCATGGCACGCGCCCTTGCGCCGTCCTTGCCGCCTGTCACGCCCATCGCCTTTTGCCATGTCTGTGGCGTGATCAGGGTGGACTTGATGGATCTCGCGGCGATGACGCCCTCAATTGCACCAAGGCTGCGGCCAAAGCTGAATACGCTGGTGACGCCCTGGCCACTCATTGCAAAGACCTTTTCGATGTACGCCTCATCAGGCTTGAAGTTGTCGAGGATCTCAATTAACTCAGGAATGCTGATCTGTCGCTTGGCTTTGCCGTTGCGGTCCAATGTGACTGTGGGCATATCGAAAATGCCGGTCAGGGTTTCGCCCTGCATCATGGCAATTGCGCCGTTTAGCCCAACGTCAATGCCAATGATTCGGCGAGGTTTAAAGTTGGTGGTCATCATTTGACGGCGTCCTCCATGGCTTTGTTGAGGACTGTGAGGCGAGCTGACACCAAAGCGTCAGCAGCTTGGTCTAGACGCATTACACTGCCGTACAGGGGTTCTGTCGTTCCCGACATCCAGCGGGATACTTGCGCCTGATCGATCTCTGCGACTCGGCAGACATCAGACATCTTGTAGCCAGCCGACTCAACTTTAGAGCGTATGGCGTGGAGTGCTTCTTGTGAAATCGTTTTCATGTGTAAGATGTTAACCATGTTTTGT